AGCCTCTCTAGGTGTAGGAGTTTCCTATACCGATCTAGGGTAGTAACCCTAGAAGGGGTCTCTTGTTCCAAGGGTAAGTCGGTGATACCGACAGCCCTCGGCACTCCAGAGAAGCCTCCTTGTAGATTCGCATCTACAATTGCGGCTACCCATTCATTTGGGAAAACTTTCTGTAGTGTAGCTACAACCTTCTCGTCGAAGGTTGAAACAGACTCTTGAACAACATCCATGTCAACGGATGTCTTAAGAGCATGTTTAAGGAAGTTACGCATAGTCTCTGGTACAGAGTACCAGTTTCTATCGATCACTTTCTGTAGCCCGGTTAGGGACTGCTCGTCTCTATCCACTTGGTGGTAGATAGTTTGAGTAATCCTGGTCATTTCTTCGAGAGTGGAACCCTCGAACGACCAATTCAAACCGATGGGTTCAACACAATGTTGAATCCGTTGAACTACTTTCCTTTGGATAGGAGAGAGTAATTCTACAGCTCGTCTTCCGTAATTCCGGACAATGTCTAAGAAATTGTCATTGCTGACGTTTCTCCATTTGTAAGACTGTATAACAGACTTACTTGTGATTACCTTCCCACCGAACTCACAAAGTTCTACGGAAGATAAAGACTTGTCAGGGGAATAGGGACAACCGAGGATATCTAACGTTCTCTTGTATTTGTGATACAAGTCATCGTTCAAGATAACCACGTCATCACCTAACACATAGAACTCACCGTCATATCTCTTTCCAAGGAGATACTTGAGTAAGTAACCATGGGTTAGGCCAAAGCTAGCGAAACTTGGATACAATCCAAGAGGCTGGCCTTGGGTCCATCGAATCGGTCCGATTGGTGACTTCCAAACTGATCGACTGATCTCAGCAAAGAGATCGATGGCTTGATGCTTACCACATAAGGCTTCCAAAACCTTAAGCTGAATTTCCAAAGGGAAATAATCAGTTGCATTGCTCAGATCCACAGAATGGACCTGTCCTTTGCTGGTAAGGTGTCTCTGAATCGCAGAGATAGGTTTACATTGGTCATGAGTACAATCCCAAGGGAGTGTACGCATATGAGAGTACAGGGTTCTTCCAAGTGGCCCTAAAGCCAATTGATGAACAAGGTATGGAGAAGCGATTGCTCGCAACTTTAGACCTGGTTCCTGAAGGAAGTGTACTTCACCTCCTGACACCTCACTCTTAGTGGGGCGTGACCCTGGGTAAACAGATGCATCGACTTGGAGATCCAAGCCTTTGCAAACTGGCCCATACAGGGACTCAAACCTTAGGTAAAGCGACCTTGCGGGCGCACTACCAACAAAGTAACTGGCACTTGATAGTCCAGCACCACTTTGCGACACACTTCTGTGTGAAGGTAAAGGAGCCTTTTTACTCTCTGAACCACGGAAATTGAGAAGGGAATTTGGAACCCCCAACTCAAGAACCTTTCTCATCTGGGCATTCATGAAGGTTGCAAAACCTTCTAAGAACGTCTGATCATAAGTGCTTGTCTTAGCTGAAACAGCTCTGACAAATTTCTCCCTTTGGGAATCACTAAGTTGGTGATTCTTGAATAGAGAGTAGCACATAAGAGTGTGAACAACGGATTGAAAATTCCGTTCACTCTTAGATGCCCACTTAAACAGACTACCGATCACACCGAAGGGTAAACCCTTCCTGTTCATCTTTACCTGCGAAAGCAAAGGTAAACCAGATCGGTAACGGTAGAGATCAACCTTAAGAGATTTCAACCTCCTAACGGTCCACTCTACTCCAGATAAGTGAACCCACTTGTCAACATCTTGAGAAAACTCGTGATGCCAAACAGGTGGTACCCCAAACACCGAAAGACGATGGCAAATAGCTCCCTGAAGTTGTTGGTCAAAGACCATCTCCTCCTCCTTATAAAAGGAT